TTCTTCAAGATTCCGCAGGCCTTTGCCGGTCTGTTCTTCCTCGCCATTGTCAGCCTGCTGCTGTTCAAGTCGGTGCAGTGGACGCAACAGATCTTCTTCGCCTGGAGCCTGCCGAAGAAGAAGTGATAACAGCCGGCGGTGCCTGCGCCGCCGGCCTTCAAGCTACAAGCAAGGACACCCCCCCGTGAGTCATACCGAACGCGATATTTATTTTCTGCGTGAAAGCTTCCGGCTGGCTGAAGAAGCCGGCAAACAAGGCATCCACCCGTTCGCGGCCATCCTGGTCGACGCCGACGGTAACGTCCTGATGGAGCAGTTGAACGCCTTTCTGCCCGATCACGACATGACCGGCCACGCCGAGCGGGTGCTGATGACCCGCGCCAATACCACCTACAGCCCCGAGGTGCTGGCCGGCTGCACGATATACACCAGCGCCGAACCCTGCGCCATGTGCTCCGGCGCGGTGTACTGGGCCGGCGTTGGCCGGGTGGTTTACGGCGCCAGCGAAAAGCGCCTGAAGGACATGACCGGCAACCACCCGGAAAACCCGACGCTGGATCTGCCCTGCCGCACGGTATTCGAGTCCGGCCAGCGCAGCGTCGAGGTGATCGGCCCGCTGCTGGAAGAGGAATCCATCCGCGTCCACGAAGACTTCTGGAAAGACTGATTATCGGGGCTACAGGCGACTCGCCTGTAGCGCCGCGCGATATTTGCGAAGTCGTTGCGCGATAATTAAACCGTGCCTCGTGTTGCTCAGGCTGAAAAGAAATTGCAGAAACGATTACTTGAGCAGAGTAGCTACCGTTTGGCCAAGCAGGGTAGCTTTGTACCAGCCTCCACCAAAGCCTCCTTTCTCGAACCCGTAAAGTCCAAGTGTGGTGAGCCCTGATAGTAGCTGGACGTCATCGCTACCTAGGGGCAGCGATATAGAGCCAACGCCCTTAGGCTGTTGCCCATTTATGACGACGGAGCTGCAAGTACTGGTCCGAACGAGGAAGGCTGCCTCTTCTGCCGAGATGTCACGAAGGGCTCGTGCGACTGCCGCTGTTTGAGCCTCAATGATCTCCACAGAAAGCGTGTTCCTAATCGCTCCCCTGAGGTACTCCAACTTGGTCTCGTTAACCGTCTGCAGGGCGCAGGATACCGCGTCACCGATCAGCTGGTACTGGGCGTCAGTCAGCTCGTCGAGCCTGCGCTCCAGGCCCATCAGATCATCACTTACATCATTGATGAACTTGGCTAGACGCTCCTCGTGCCGGCGCGCTGCGAGCGTGCCTGTGAGGATCGGGAGGAATATGGCAGCTCCAACTGATGCCCCGGCCGCCACCGCTGTCGCGGCAGCAGTGACTGCCGGATGCCCTGCAACCTGCTCCAGCGCGGTCGGTTTGTAGTCGTCCTTGTTGATCGCCATTCCTGCTGCCTCCCTTGATGTGAGGGGTCAGAATAGCCCAGCTGGCTCGGCGCTGATATCCCAGCTGAAGATAAGCACCTCCGAGGCGTTGCTGCCTTTGCCTCCGCCGACTGTGTACTTGATGTCGGTCGCTTCGATGTGGAAGTCGGCGAAGCACCGGCGGATGTCGGGGTGGTCGTTGAGGCTGATGATGGCCTTGCCCTTGAGCGCCTTCAGCATCGCGGCCATCTCTTCGTATTGTTCGAAGCCGAACGGCACGCCGTACCCCTCGGTCTCCCAATACGGTGGGTCGCAGTAGAAGAAGGTGTGCTCCCGGTCGTACTTGCGCATGCAGTCCTGCCAGCTCAGGTGCTCGATGTAGGTGTTGCTGAGCCGTAGGTGCGCGGCCGACAGGCTCTCCTCGAGCCGCAGCAGGTTCAGGCCCGGAGGGGTTGTGGTGGCTGTGCCGTAGCTCTGGCCATCGACGCGACCGCCAAAGGCGCTCTGCTGAAGGTAGTAAAATCGGGCGGCGCGCTGGATGTCCGTGAGAGTCGCGGGATTGGTGTCCTGCAGCCACTTGAATACCTGGCGGCTGCTGAGTGCCCACTTGAACTGCCTGACGAACTCCTCCAGATGCACCTGGACGACTCGGTACAGGTTGACCAGGTCGCCGTTGACGTCGTTTAGCACCTCGACGTCGGCAGGGACCGATCGCAAGAAGTACAACGCCGCACCTCCGGCGAAGGGCTCGACGTAGCAGCTGTGACGAGGAAACAGCGGGAAGATGCGATCGGCAAGACGTCGCTTGCCGCCGATCCAGGGGATGATGGGCTGTGCCATGTAAACCTCCAATCGGCGCTCGGGGCGCTCGCTTTGAGGCTCATGGCCTTCTTTGGTTGAGTGTCCCGCAGCGGGGGCACTTGATCTCGATGATGCTGCCTTGGCCGACCTTGGCCAGGAGCCGTGAACAACGACCACAACGCAGTTCTTTCAACATCTGCAAAGCCTTTTCAATTCTGATAGCCTTGCCCCGCACTCGCGAGTGTGGGGGGCCTTGGCTGGCTTGCAGCTACTTCTGCTTGTTAGCGTCCGGGTCAGGTGTTGGCGCACCTAGCCCGGTCGCCTCTCTTAATAATGAAAAGCCGGTTATCTGATGAGCCAGGCTCCTATGGTCGTTACGCTTGTGGGTAGGGCAGCAATGGCGGCGTGAAATCAGCAGCGTAACGGCCAACACCTTTAGTAACTCGCCATCCATCGACGTGACCGCTGAAATCACGGTCATTCGTCACTGTGTTACGGCCAACAAAAACACCCGCATTCGTATAGTTCGTAGTGTCTGCGTAACTGGCTCCGCGTTGCGCGCCACCCACAAATAAGCGCGTTACACCGTCAACCCTACACAGCGCACAGTGCTGAAATATTGCGACGGAGACTGTACCTGATGGCCCACTTATTCGATTGGCGCCGCTCAGGTAGTAGAACAAATCGGTGCCTGGAGACGAGAATGTGTTGTACAACATGGGACGCGGACTGTTTGAAACTCCGCCGCGAAAGTCGATCGGCGAGAATGCCTTCAACGTTGACACGTACTGAAACCACTCGATGGTGAAGTCCCCGGTACCAAAGTCAAAATCAGGGTCGTAAGGAGTGCTGATATAGTCTCCCGCGCCATCCAGCAGGAGGCTGCTTACGCCCCCTGCAGAGCGGACGGTAGAGATTTGAGCATTGCCGTGAACGCTCCATACCTTTCCCTTCGCATCGGTGATGGCAGTGCTTCCGTCTGCCCCCGAAAACTCCAGCAAACTAACAACATTGGCCCAGTAAGGATCAACCTCCGCTTCACCAACAGTGACAATATGGGAGTATTTCTGCCAGCTAGTGAGCTCATCACGGACCGAGTACAGCTCTACGCGATATACCCCATCGGACGGCGGCGTCCACGTCACTGTCGTGCCTGTCAAACCGCTCTCAACCGCCAGCGGTGTTGTACCAACAGCCGGGTAAAATTCAGCCTCGTAGGTAACACCAGGCTCGGGGCCGATACTTGCTGCAGCGGCGTCTATCAGTTGATCAGACTGCATTGCTCGGTCCCTGTGTGCCCATGTCAACACGACGTCGCCAGTGGTCTCCTCCGGGTAGTCCAGCAAATTGATCTTGACCCCTGCCGGCGGATACGGCCGGAACCAGCGCTGGTCCATGTCTACCGTGAGTAGTGAGGCTGATTCGAGCGCCAGCTCGTCGATACTGGTGCGAGTAAGCAGCTTTGCATTGACCGTGTCGCCGTCCAGGTACTGCGCGCCGTCAGTTGCTGCCCAGTCTCCGCAGAACCAGATCCTCGACCCAGCTGCATGCTGCCACGGCACGGTGTCCGCGCATCCGCGGCCGAGCGTGACTGTGAGTGCATCCTGGTCGATAGCGTCAACGCGCACGATCTCGTCGTCCCAGAGTGCCCAGCTGCCGACCTCGACCAACTCAAGCCCTGAGGCGGCAGTCATGGTGAACGATGCATCAAGGTATCCGGCGGCCTCTACAATCAGCGCCGATGGGCACCACTCGCCTGAGCCGGTCTCGTCCAGCTCAACGCCGGCCGGAGCCGAGTACAGCGAATAGTTCAGGCCGCTGGACGGCTCGACGGCCATCGCCATGATTGCGCCTGAGTCGTCAGGGAAAACAGCAAGGTCGGCCGCTGATAGGTTTGCAACGACCTCAACGTATGGCGCTTCGATCAGGCGCTGGAATAGTGGCGCTACCGGTGGCTGGTAGACCGGCGCCGCCTGGCTTGGCTGCACTGTGACGTAGGTGGTCTCGGGCATCGAGTAGACGTCCTGCACACCGGTGATCTTGATATTGCCATCCTTCAGCGTGCCGTACTCGATGTCACCGACAACGATCGTCATGTCGGTGACACCTTCTTCTGGCGCCTGGATACGGGCCTTCAGCCCTGGGCGAAGCTTCCAGATATCGCCGCGGCGGTTGGTAGTCAGGGTGACTTTTGACAGCGGCGTCGACATGGCTGCGAGGTCTCGCGCCGCCAGCCTCATGGCCAGAGACTCAATGGCAATCTCTGGATATTTGATGGTCTCTGGAATTGGCCGGCCAGCAGCGTGCACAGCGCCGCGCGATTGCACCGGCGGTGTCGATCGCTTCTTGCAGTTCTCAACGTCGAACCATTCAACGATGACCTCATTCACCTGTTCCGTGATCGTTGTCGGCTCCAGCGTTATCGAGATGATGTCGTCGCTGGTGATGGTAGTGAGCGAGTCTGGGTCTGCGGTTGGGCGAATCAGGTCCAGGTAGTACTCGCCGTGCTCCCGAGAGAACGTGAGCGCGCCGCCAATGATCCGCAAGATCCGCTCCTGGAAGTCCTCAATGGTTTCTTCGTAATCGTAGTAGGTGCAGATCCCGAGCCCCTCCGCATACAGCTGGTCAGCTGCAGCGCGGAAGCTGGCATCGTTGATCAGCGCAACCGGCTCGCCCTGCATGTCGCTAGCGGTGACGGTGTCGTAAAGCACATGTGCCGGGTTCATGCCCAGGAGCGGCACACCGGAGAACGAGAGGCTGACGACATTGCCCACATCGTCAGACGCGCTGATCTCAGCGAACGCCTTAACAAGCACATCCACCACACCGGCCGCGATAAACGAGTAGGAAACCGGGTTGGCGTCGTTACCTGGAATCGGCTCGTTGGTGGGGTTGGACGAACCAACGTTGACGCCATCGACCCAAACAACGCAGCCGTTGTCTGCAGCAATGTGCATGGTGATGCCGCTGGAGGCGACGTGGATCTGCCGGCGCAACCAGATATTCGACCGCGCCGGAGTCCAGTAAGGCCCGCCACTCATTCCATTGGTCGAGAACGGCAGCTCGCCGCCGAGCTGCCATCCTGACGTGGGTACCGTGAAGTCGCTCCATACCGTGTTTGGCTCACTGAAGGGCTCGACGACATATTCCCAGCCTTCGCCCATCAGCGTCACGCTGCCATCGAGCAGTGCGATTTCCGCCTTCTCCGGGTACCACGGCTCGTCATTATCCCAGTCCGCCAAGATCCGGCGCACTTTCCAGGCGCTGCGCTTGGGATAAGGATTCATTGCGCCCCAGCGCCCGCCCCTCCATACGGCCAATGCCAGGCCACGGTATGCGGGTTGGGCAGAGCCGAGCTTTGCAGACAGGTAATCATTGGGTTCCTGGTCGGCATCACCCAGCTGCAGGTCGAGATAGCCTTGAACGCCGCCTTCCTTCTTCTGGCCGCCCCAGAGGTTGAGCGCGTTGACATAGACCCGGCTGGTCTCTGTGACTACGCCTTTCCAGGCTGTGCGGCCGCCAGCGCGGAACTCAAGGATGGCATCTACCGGACCTTTGCAGAGCACCAGCGCCTGCAGGTACTTGTACCAGTAGCCAATGACCTGGCTCTTACTGCCGCCACTGCTCATACCTGCGCCTCCTGCTCGATGCGTGCCGACTCATGCGCCCACTCGACCAGTGCGATCGCCAGGCCGTCGCCTGTAGCCAGGAACGCCTCCTCCGGGATGCCGCCGTGGCGAAACTGGTACCAGTCGAGGCCATGGCGCTGAAAGAAGTCGCGCGCTCGGCCGTTACACCAGCCGGGCTTTCCTCCGGTACCGGGGATGGTATGCAAGTGCTGCAGTGTGATGTTCACTTCTTGCCTCCAGAACTCTTGATCGGGACCTTGCCCATCTTTTTGAACGCGACGAGTGTCGGGTCCTCGATCCAGGCCGTGCCGTAGATTTTTCGGGGTTTGATGCCTTCCTCGGTCGTCGGCATGTTGCCTTCTTGCGGGGCCGGGGCTTCCTGCTTTGGCATGAGGGCCGCGATAACGACGACGGCGATGACGAGTACAGCGAGAATTGGCCACATAGCGGATTCCCTACCAGACGGGGTCGCCCGAATACGGGTCTTCAAGCGGCATGTGCAAGCAGCCGCCGTAGTTGGATTGGTTCTCGAATTCACCACATGCAGCCCAAGAATGAGCGCAGCCGGGGTACGCGGTGACGACAAGGTCGACGGCCAGATCCAGCGCACCGTAGTCGATGATGATTGTGTCGCCGGTGTGCTCGCGGATTGTGTGGATTTCTGTCGCCCCGTCAGCACGCACCCACTCGATGAAGCCGCCTGCCAGCCGCCCGCTGGCGTAGGTGGTGAACTCGGCCGCAGTGAGGGTCAGGCCAGTCACTGCGGTGAGCGTTGCGTCAAACTTCAGCGGTGCCGTGTATGCCGTCAGCTCAAGTCCGACAACCAGCTCGGCGTGCCAGTTGGCCAGCGTGATCGTTTGCCCGCTGTGGCTGACAATCGGGATCTGCTGCACCGCTTCCTCGGCATCAATCCACTCGATCAACCCGCCAGCCAGCGTGCGCGGTGAGAATGCGAACTCGGCGGCGGTGATGGTGAGTGTCAACTCGGCGACAGCAGTCAGCGTGCCCGGTACCGGAACTGCGTCCGGGTCGAGGTTGCAGAGTCCTGGGCCCATGCTGAACACCACATGGTCACAACCGACGGTCAGCCGTCGCGGCGTGCCGGTGCGGCGGCCCTTGGTCGTGCTCGGCTCAACTGATAGCTCCAACAGGTCGTCCTTGAACTTCGGTGCCACGACGCGGCCCTGCGCCTCAACGATCGTCTCTGTCTCACCGACGTGCCTACAAAGCACGATGAGCGTGATTGGTTCGGATGGGCTGTACGGCCACCAGTTGGCAGCGACGTCTGCAGACCTGGGCATCGAGATTTTGAACGCGCGGCGGCCTTTCTCGCTGCCTTGCCGGAAGTTCGGTGGCTTAATGGGCAGCGGTGAGTACTCCTGCTCGTTGAGCGTCATCACCCGGTCAGCAGACGTGTAGCACCAGGTAACCGGCCCTCTCGCGAACTTATAAAAGAAGATGGGCTTTGCCCCGAACCAGCTGCTCTCAAGCAGACTCACGTTTCACCCCCACGAAGTCGAGTTTCAGCTCAGTCAACCCGTCGCCGTCGGTCTCGTGCAGCAGCTCGACGCGATCGCTTGCCAGTTCGCTGAGCGCCATGAACGAAACAATGAGGATCTCGCTCGGCTGGACGGCGCGGCCGAGGGCTGAGTCGATTGTCAGGGTCTCGTTTGCGCCGGCTGCGACGGCTGCGGTAATGCGTCGGTACAGGACTGTGCCGTCAGTCAGCTCGATGCGGATATCGCGCCGGCCCGGCTGGGCGCGGCCAAAGAGTGAGTATCCGGCCCATTCGATGGTGATGGTGGTGGCCACCGCCGTTACCGGGGCAACGATCAGCAGATCCTGCGCCCAGCTCGGCACCCAGACATGTCCAGCCCTGCCGCGCAGGCCGTACAGCAGCGAGCGCATGGCGGCCAGTTCGGCGCGGCTGCCCAGCAGGTAGCGCAGGGACTGCTCGCGGAAGGCGCGGCCTGGGCGGTCGATGATGGTGATCGCGCCAGTGTCTTCGTCGATGACGTTGGTCATCCGACTGAAAGAGCTTTTCAGGTCGTCGCCGGTATCGGGGCGCATGTCGAGCACTGGCCAGCCCTGGTACATGGTTGCCGGCAGTACGGCCGGCCAGTCGCTCGGCTCCTCGATCTGCATGACGACAGACCGGGTGCCGGCGGTGTCGGTCCATGCGGCTTCCTCCGGCTGGCGGTCGAGACGCGCAAGGCGCACCGGGTACAGGCGCGAGCCTGCAGGCCAGGCGCGATCGGTCGGCAGGCCGGTGGTGATGTAGTCCTCGCCGACGTCCTCGATCGCGGCCAGCCACCAGTTGTTCACCGAGGCCCAGACGACGACCAGGCTGTCGGCTAAAAGCTCAAAACCTTCTGTCTTGCAGGGGATGGTGTCGACGCCGGCATCGAGCGCCGGCAGCAGCTGCACGTCGTGCCAGATCGGCAGCAGCCAGTAGTTGGAGCCGTGGTCAGCGAGAATCATGTCCAGCACGCGGCGGGCCTGGTCATTGGCGATCACTTCAAAGGTGAACTGGCGGCGCGGGCCGAGGCGCAGCTCACGCTTCTGCTTGGCACCGGTGCGGGCCTCCAGTACATCGGTCAGCCACTCCAGCTGCTCGCGCACCCCGGCGTCCCAATCCGGCGGTACAGGCCAGAGTACATACCCGTCTTCTAAGTAGCTCATGTGTTCAGCGCGCTCTGCAGTGCGGTGGCGTTGTTTGCGGTCATGTTGATGAGCACGTCAGTGAAGCCAGGTGAGCTGCCCAGACGTGCGGCGATGTCTTCGATGTCGAACAGCGCATTGAAGCGGAAGTTGTTAGCCACGTTGGTGCTGAGCGCCGAGGCTGGCTCGGGCATTGATCCGGTACCAGTCGACGGCGCCGGCATAGCGGGTGCCGGCACTCCGGCCAAGCCGCCGGTCGAATGGCGAGCAGCCCCCGACCAGTCGGCAAGGGCCGACATGCCGCGGGCGTTAAAGTCCTGCAGGAAGTCCAGCGCGCCGGGCTGGGTGACCACCGCAGCGCGGGTGACAAACTCCTGGTCTGACAGCAGGGTCGGGATGCTGTCCGAGGTGGTGGTGCCGGGGCCGCGAACTTGCCCGCCGTCAGCGAACGCCTGAAACGCCATGGCGGCGACAACAGCAGCCAGGCCGATCGCGGCCGCGCTGCCGAAGCTACCGATCGACGCGGCGATCGCTGCCGGCGTCCAAGCGGTTGCAGTGGTTGCTGCAGCGCCGGCTTGGCCAGCGGCGGCGGTGTTGGCGGCCAGCACCGATGAGGTGGCACGGGTGGTATCGGCTGCCTGTTGTGCAAGCGTCACGGTCTGGATGGCTGCGACCTCGGCGGCCGCCTTTTGGCCAGCGGCTGCGGTCGCTGCCTGAACCCCTTGCTGGAATAGGCTCATGATGCCGCTGGTTGCCATCTCGGCAAGCTGCTCACTGGCCATGCGGGCCATTGACTCGGCGATGCCGAGTACCAGGCTATCGAGGGCGTCGCGTAGGCTCATGGTGCCTTTGGCCAGCCCGAGGATTGCCTCTTCAAGGCCGCTCTGCAGGCCGTCACGCAGCGCCAGCGACAGCTCGTTGCTGACGACCTGCATGGTCTCCAGCTCGGCGCGAATGCGCTCGATGTTCTCCAGCGCGGCGGGATCACCAATAGTGCCCGCCAGCTCTTCCATCAGCGGCAACAGCGCCTCGATCTGCGCGGCCGTCTCCTGATGAACGTCGACGATCTGGCGGCGTGCTTCCAGCTCGCCCATCAGGCCGGCTTGGGTCTGTGCCTGGATGGATTGCTCGCGGCGCGACTGCTCGGCGAAGATCTGGGCGATCTGGCGCTCCAACTCCTGCAGCTGAGCTTGCGCCGATTCAACACCGATCAGCTTATCGACCAAGGTAGCGGAGTCAGTTTCGCCACGCGCCAGCAGGCGGTCACGCAGGGCGCCGTACTTGCGCTCGATCTCGGCCTCGGTCGCTTCGACGGCGTTACCAGTGGCCTTGAGGTAATCCAGCTGCAGCTGGGTCAGTAGTTGGGTGTCGCGCTTGGCTTGTTCGTCGGATGCCTTCTGCCGCTCGGCAGCATCCAGCGCCTCCCACGCGGCCTCGGCCCGCTCGCGCATGGCGCCGGTCAGGTTGCGCTGCTCTAGCTCGTATTCACGGGTTGCGGCTTTGCCTTGGCCGAAGGTGGCGGCTTCCTTCTCCAGCTGCTCGACCCAGCGGCGGTTCTGCTCGGCCAGACGCTCGGCGTCAGATGTGCCCGAGCGGCCGTTGGATTGAAAGCGTTTTTCAATGGCGGCAATGTCGCGGGCGATTTGGTCAGGTGCGATAAGGCTGCTGTTTGGGTCAGCCGCGCGAATCCGTTCGACGTTGGCCCGGTATTCGGCAATGGCTTTCTCGCGCTGCTCAACGCGGGTGAGTGATTGCTCGCGAAGGTTCGCGATGTATTCCTGGGCGTCGATGGCCTCGTTGTTCAGGCGGCGCTCTTCGCCCTCGCGTTTAGCCCGCGCGTCACGCTCCTGGATATCCAGTCGCAGTTGCTCGCGCTGGGCCTCCAGCTCGTCGTCGCGGCCAGTGCGAACACGAAATGCCATCGGGTTGGGGGTGGCATTGCGGGCGCGCTGCTCGATCTCGCGCTCGACCTTGGCCAACTGTTGCTCAAGCGTGGCTTCGCGACCAATGCCCAGCATCGCGTCCCAGGACTCCGCGGCGATCGACTTGATGCCGCGCCATGCTTTTTCAATCAGGCCGAGGTTCTCCACCACCTGGCCAGCACGGCTTTGCATGGTGTTGGAGTAGGTATCCATCGCCAGGCGCACGGCGCCGATCTCGTCGCCCTGGTCCTTGAGGGAGCGGATCTGCTGCATGACGGACGCGGTTAGGAAGCCGTACTGCTCATTCAGCTTGATGATGCCCTGCACCGGATCGCGCGCCAGGCTCTCGTATTCTTCGACCGTCTCCTCGACCGCCTTGCCCAGCGCTATCTGCAACTGGATGGCTGTCTGCGCTACCTGCTCCAGCTGATCACCTGCCAGCTTGCCTGATCGAGCGGCAGTAGCCAGTGCAGCAGCGGCCTGACGTTGGGTACCAGCAATGCCGTCGATACGTTCAGCCATAGCAGCCAGCTGATCAGAGCTGGTGCCCGCTGCATTGCCGGTCAGGATCAGTGCTTCTTTATAGCGGCGCGCTTCCGCGGCGCCTTGCTCATGCGCAACAACCAGGGCAACGGCTGCAGCGACGGCCGCGCCGATCGCCAGCGTCATCGGATTGATTGCAGACACCACCGCGCGGGCGGCGGGACCAATGCCGCCGAAGCTGTCCTTGATCTGGCCACCTTGCTGGATGGCAACCATCCAAATCGGCATGCCCGTTGCCAAGCTGGTGGTGACGTCGGTGAGCTGCATGGGCAGCTGGCGCATAGCCTGCTGGTACTGGCGGGTTGTCAGTGCCGCGCGGCCGGTCATGTCTGAGGATGCCGCCAAGCGATTACGGTTTTCGGCCAGCTTGGCGTTGTAGACGGACCAGGTCTCGGTGTCGATTCGCCCGGCACGGTGCGCATCAGCCAGCTGGCGCTCCATGGCATCGAGTTTGTCCAGCTCGCGGACAACCGGATCAATCCGGCCCAGCAAGTCGGTCAGCTCCTGCGCTTGCTGGTCGGCTGCGGTGGCGGCCGTGCGGGTTGAGGTGGCGACCTTGTCCTGGGCTGAAGCCGTCGATGTGGTTGCACGTTCCGTCTGGTGGTAAGCATTCATGGCGGCCGTCTGGGCTGCGGCTACCTTGGCTGATGCCGCGTCAGCCCGGTCCAAGGCGGTAGCCATTTGCACAGCGCTTTGCGCTGCCTGCTCATGAGCATTCGCTTGCGCCAGGCTGGCGTCCACCATCATGCGAATCCGCAGTGCTTGCTGCTCGGCGGATTCACCCACCTTGGCGATATCTGAAGCAGCGGCTTCGGCGGACTCACCCACCTTGGCTATATCAATTGCGGCTGTGTCCGCGACGGAACCAGCATCACTCAGGGCGCTACCTAGTTCATCCCCAAGGATTTTTACACGGGGGGCCACTCGATCAGCAGACTCACCCACCTTCGATAGGTCTGTTGCTGCCGATTCGGCAGCATTTCCGGTGTTCGCTAGCTCCTGCGAAAACTCCTGCAGCTCGGCCTTGCCCTGGTCAAGGTCGGCTTTGATTCGGAGGGCTAGTTCGAGGTCTTTGTTCGACATGGGCGCGTGGGTCTGGGTAAGTTCAGTCCCATGGTCGCGCGCGCGCGAGGTGATGTATTTTTGCTAGCGCAAAAAGAAAGCGGCCGAAGCCGCTTATGCCTGTCCTTTGGTTCCGACCGGCTGCGTCCCGCAGCCTCCATGGCGCCCTGATCAAATCTTGATGGTGTCCAGGTGCTCCTTCGCAGCCTTGCCACCGATGAAAGCCGCGTTTACGTCACTCACCAGCTGGCGGCGCTTGCTACGGTCTCGGGCCAGAGCCCTGTCTAGATACAGATTCACTTGGCGGCGGGTGTAGCGGCCGATGTCGCCTGGTCGGTGGCCGTGCTCGATGAGGACGGCGTAGGCATCGCCCCAGCGTCCACCGCCGCCTTGACCATGTTGGCCTTGATGCGGTCGAACACCCTCCGCAAGAAAAAAGGGGCGTTTACGATCCACCACAGGTACATCAGGTTCATGCCGTTACGGTCATCCAGGCTGCGAACCCACTCGACCTCAACATCGGCCGCAATGGCGATCAATTGCTCCACCTGGTCCGCGTGCGCCGCGAGCAGCGCCACGATCTCTTCCAGCGGCGGCGAGCGCTCGATGGTCACCGCCTGGCTGATGTCATCAACAATGCCTTTGTACAGGGGGGCCAACTTCAGCCCCTCAATAAACCCGTACTCGCGCATGGTGACGGCCCGGCCAGCGATAGTTGCCGTGCGATCCGGGTGGAGCACTTCCAGATCATCTGCGCCCACCTCGGCGGGTGCCGAGGCAGGTGCGACGATATCGGCCTGCTTTTTACGCGCCATGGTCAGTAGTCCACGGTGACAACTTGAGCAAACTGCCCAAGCTCACCGTCAGCAGGCTTGCTGGTGTCCCTCAGCGGTTTGAAGCTGACCGGAGACTGCGCAAGTTGCTGACCGTTGTTGATCAGCTCCAGGTTCTGCAGCAGACCAGGACTCACCTTGTAGAACTCGACGTACTGCTTCTTGTTGCCCTCGGCCAAGTTGATGCCCTTGTAACGCAGGGCGATTTCCGCTTTCTGCCCATTCAACAGGGCAACACGTTTGTACGCAGTATGGCTGTACGAAACCTTCAGCGGCATGGTCGGCGCGGGGTCCGGCAGCGAGTTAAAGGTCAGCTCGTTGTAGCCGTCGTACTCGTAATGAGACGGGTCAATGGTCGCCGGGGTACCGGTGCTGTCGATCACCACGATGTTGGAAAGACCAAAGTCATCAAGCACCAGCACGTCACCTGCGGCCACAGTGCCAAGGGGTTCTTCCGAAACCGTGCCGGCTGCCTTCTCGGTGTTAGTGCCACGGGTGAATTGCGCAACGTTCTCGGCCGATAGGGACTGCAGCGTGATAGAACCGTTACACGTGACGCCAGTAACGATTTCCCGCACCTCGCTCTTTTCACCACTGTAGGACTCATTGTGCGAGAACTTTGCCTCTTCAATAGCAAGAGTCATCGCACTCACGTCGCCCAGCCACCGCCAGGCACCGATCACACCATCTACGATTGGCGCGATCTCAACTTTACCCTGGCCGTATTGATAGACTTCCTGGCTCATTTCTCACCCCCAGTCTTGGGTTTGTCTTCAACTGCAGGCGCACCGGCTTCGATCAAGCCGAGGCCCAGCAACCAGTCACGGGTTGGTTCCGTGACGTCGATTTTGGCGCCGGCCTTGTAATCCTTACCGGCATGCTTGTGAGCCTTCAGCAGGGTCACCTTGATTGTCTTGCTCATGTATTTCCCCTGAGAACGTGGGTTGTGGTGAAAACATCAATCCAGAGCACCCGGCTAGCGTCGCTGTCCAGTGCGTCGCCCTGCAGCCAAACGATGGGGCTCCAGCCTTCGGGCATCCATCCGTTCAGCGCCTGGCGAACTGCGCCAACGATGCTGCTGATATCGTCCAGTGCGGCCTTGCCGGACTGATCGCGGTAATTCTGCGCAACGACTACTACCCCGAAGGTCGCCTGGGCCGGTGTGGCCTTGCGCGGCTGCGGGGTGCCAGCAGCCGGGTTGCGCTCTGAGGCCAGCACCACATACGCAGTGCCTGGCCGGAAGCTGCTCAGATCCTTGATCTGGCTGTACTCAACCACGCCAGCAACGGTATCCAGTGCCGGCACAGCGGCCTTCAGGCGCGCTTCGATGATTGAGGTATCCAGCGGATTCATCGGAACGCCTTCAGCTCGTTGCGGCTGAACACACTCGGCGACGCATCAAAGCGCACATCAACCGCGCTCGGGCTGGCTTGCACCGGATCATTGCCGCCCAGGCTGAACTTGCCGTCTGCGGTCAGCTGCAGCAGCTTCATCGCGTCGCGGTAGTCCCGCACGATCGGGTCGGTGCCTTCGTTGCTTACCCGGTGTTGGTGCAGGTTGTACCGGGTGATGGCCCGGCACCACACGGTCACCATGTCCGGCACCGGATCGAGTGGCAGGTACCCACGCTTGGCCAGGAATCCGTCAATCACCGCTGCAGCGTCTTTCACCGCATCATCAATGCGGGCAAGGGCCTCATCGGCTCGGGCGTTTTCGTCAGCCGTCCAGCTGCTGCGGTCGGCGCCGGTCAGGGCGGCTTCCATCAGCTCTGGCGGGGTCGCGCGCAGGTGCGCCGGAGTAGCCGCCTCGGCCAACTCCTTTGCACCTGGCCGCTCGGCCAGGTGGGCGTGGGTGATGTAGCTCACTCGGCGTCATCCTCGGCGGTGACGCTGGTGCGCTCGACCACCAGATTGGGGTCAGACTCCAGCGTCTCGATCTGCTCATCCGTCAGGGCATCCAGCGCGATGCCGAAACCCTCACGGGTAAAGCGAAAACCGCAGCGGCGGAATGACTCCGGTACCGACCGAATCCACAGCACTTCAACGGCAGCACCATCCTTGGCGGCCTCCGCGCTGGGCATCTCCTGTGCTGCCGGAGCAGCGGTAGCGGCCGAGGCCGCGTTCTCGGTGGGTTGTGCGGTTGCCTGGTCAGTGACCGGCGCGCTCGTCGCTGGCTCCTGCACCTTGTTGCCGGTAGAGGGTTTCTTGGCAGCCATGGTGCCCCCTTACGCCAGCCACGGGGTGACGAGCACGTCGACCACGTCGCGGTTGATGTTGGTTGCACCGGCGGCATTGCGCTCGGCCTTGACGACCTCCAGCGCGGCTTCGCGCAGCGTCGGCGGCACTACCAGCAGCTTCGGGCGAATGCCCAGCGGCCGCTCGTTGTCGCCCTTCAGGCCCTGCATCGCTGCATAAGCAGCGCTGAAGTTGGTGGCATCCAGCGTCTGCTTGCTGGCATAGGCCAGCTGCCAGAGGCCAAAGCCGACGTTGAGACGAGCATCCACGCCGTACACAAATTCCTTGCGTGTGAACACGTTCTCGTCAGTTTCCTGGTTCTTGGCCACGAAGTTGTACGGCTTGCGCTTCTGCAGCAGGATCGGCCGGATCATGCGCGTGGTATCCAGCAGGAACCACGGCGTGCCAGAACCGCCCTGGAAGTTACTGACCGACTGCTCGTCACCGGCCTTGTTCAGCACCGGGTGGTCGGTATCAAAGAAGTTTTGGCCGTCGTAGCACTTCTGGTTGAAACCGTCTTTCAGCAGCGCATACACCAGCTCGGCCGGGTGCTCCTTCGCGTCTTGGCCAAGCTGGGCCATCAGCGGGGTGTACACGCCGTACTGGTCGTCCTCGATCGCTTCACGCGGAACACCGACGGTGTTCTCGAATGTGCGGTTCTTGATCGAATAGCCGTGCTGCTTCAGGTTCTGGATGACGCGGTCCCCAATCCACTCACGGAAGCCGGTAGTCTGACCCAGCCAGCCGTACTCCTCGGTGGAGGTGGTCGAGTTCACTTCGAGCACGATCTGGTCATAGTCGACCAGCGCATCAGCGAATGCCTGTGCAAACGCGGCCTTGAACGCGACATTCAGGGTTTTCAGGTTGCCACTGTTGATGATCATCTGGGTCTTGCTCCTTAAATCTCGACCCAGACGCCGCTGTCATCCACATCGCGGATAACGCCAGCAACTGAGCGGGTGGAAGTGCCGTTGGTTTTGGCCACGGTTTCGTCGTCGACGATGTACGCGCTGTTGCCGATGTCAGCGCGGGTGATTTCATCCGTGCTGGCACTGTTGGCAAACGGGAACACCCCGCGGCGGGTTTCAACGCGCAGATCACCTGCAGCGCCGTCGCGGTTGTCGACCTGCTCCTGGGCAACGCCCCGAGCGGTCAGCGTGGTTGCGGTTGACCCCGGCACGGCGTTGCCCGATGCATCCAGGCACACAATGGAGCCGGCAAAGATGCGGGTGGCTGCAGCGACCGGGTCGCTGTACAGCACGCCATCACGGCGCTTGGTGTTGCGGTCAGCAGTGAGTGCCATGGGTTAAGCCTCCTTCTGGGCTTTGAATTGCTCGGCGCTGATGCCGGTCGCCGCGCATACCGCCAGCTCGGCCTCGGTCAGTCCGGTTTCGTTGTCGACCACCGGCGCCTTGCCTTTGGTCTGAGTGCTGGTGAGCGCCGCGATCGGCGTGACCGAATCCAGATACGAGGTCAGCGCGGCGACGTTCGACTTGCCCAGCTCACGTGCCCAAGGCTCCAGCGCTTTGGCCAGGCGACCATCCTCCAGAGCTGCATCAATCAGTTGGGTGACTTCCTTGTCGTCACGCTCCTGCAGGCGGGCAGTCAGTGCAGCCAGTTGCGTCTGCATTGCTGCCACCTGGTCAACCGGCACGAACTTGGCCGGATCAACAGAGGCGACCTTGGTTTGCAGCGCGGTGCAGGCGGCGATTACGGCGCCCTGGTCGGCTTTTTCATCCAGCGCAAGGGCTTTGCGCACACTGGTCAGTGGGTCTTCAGCCAGGCGCGCGGTCAGCGCGGTGATGGCTGCTTGTTCGGTTGTGGTTTCGGGCAAGCCGAGCGCGGCGAGCAGCGCTTTGAGCAGTTCATTCACGGAGTCATCCTCGGGTTGGTGAAACCCGAACGTGGCCGCGGCCAGCAGGGTCATTTCCTGCAGGCCGTGGATCGCCGGGTTGTTGGTAATGGCACCCATGTGCAGCTCGACCACTTCGCCGGTGGTGCCGTTGTACTCAAACACCGGGCTGAAGAAGCGGTACTCCTTCTTCTTGCGGTGCTCCAGTGCGGGGTCGGTCAACTCAGCGATGGCAAACAAGCCGACGCCTTCCTCCCATTCCAGGGATTGGAACCAGCCTGCGGCCGGAGCCGGCTGGCCGTTCTTTTCCTTGTTCAGGGTCTGGTGTTCGTAGTCGAGCACCAGCGGCTGGACGCGAGCGTTGAAGCGTTCAATCACCCGCTGCGCGATGCTGGCGTCGATGTACCAGCCCGGCACGTCGATCTGGCGACCGTCAGCCGGACGAAAGAATCCAGCCGGCGTCACCTGAATGCGGACCAGGTTGCCGTTGGCAGCCTCCGGCATCTGAAACGAGCACGGGGCAATGGCGAAGTGGGAGAGATGTCTTTTCATGGGGCCATGATTGGCCCTGCGGGAGCGTTTGTATTTTTGCGGGCGCAAAAATCAGCAGGCGGGGAATTTCAGTCTGCAGATGCAGGTGAGAGCACAACCGAGGCAAAGGAGTGGCGCTAAACGCGTTTATAAACGCTAAATCAGCGTGAAACGGGGTTTGGTGCGAGCATCCGTAGCCGGTAAACGCCCTCAGGGGCTTCTGCGGGCGTTTTAGGGGCTTGCGCCAAAACCGGCCTTGCGGATGTAGTCGAGAGCGATATTGGTCAGTTCTTCGCTATCAGTGTCACTGGTACCCAGCCACGGCCGGGCCGGGATCTGGATCGAGTAGTTGCCAATGGTCACCCACTGGGCAAAGTTGCTTTTGCGCTTCGGTACGAATCGATTGCCGATCGCGCCGCTGCGTTCCTGTTTGAAGTATGCCTGCTGGCTGCGGGCAGCAACATCGATGGTGCCGCCGAAGTGGTGAATGGCCGCATAGACCCGGTTACTCCCAAACAGCAGCTCGCCGCCGTTCACCTGGTAGACCAGGGTGTTCTTCAGGTAGCCATCAGCCTGCAGGATCTTGTCTCTGTTTTTCTTCTTGCGGCGCTGGTAGGCCGGGCTCAGCGCCTGCCAAGGCTTGCCGTCTGGTGAGGTCTGGCTGGCGAAGCGCTGATCGTGGGCAATCAGCAGGTACTCGCCCATGCTGCGCAGCAGTGGCGACGGGTCGCCTAGCGCCTGCGCGGCCTGGTTGATGATCGCCAGCGCCTGGCTGTTGTCGAATTCGAGTGTGGCACCTGCCATGGGTTGATCCTATACTGTGGCCAAGCTGCTGCGTGGGGTTCCCGGCTATTGAACATCCAAGCGCGGCAGTGCCAGGGGTGCCGGCCCCTGGCTCATTCTTCCCGCCTGTATAACCGCACGCCCACCCGCATATCGTTGATGTCTTGCTCTGGTCGAAACGTCGTTACACCAGACCAACCGTCTACGCCCAGCTCAAACACGGCCAGCATTGGCGTCGACTCACCCTCTACCAGGTACTGCGCAACATAGCGGCGCCGAACCACGGCCTTTTTCTGCCCGTGATGCCATTCCACTCGTGCCCAGATCTCATCTGGCAACCGCAGGGCCGCGGCCAGCAGTGCCATGAAGGGGCCGCGCTCGTTCTTCATCGACTTGAGCTGGCCTTTGGCGTTGGTGAATAGCTCGCTACCAACCACCAGGCGCTCGCCCAGCACATCCCGGAAGACCACTGGAGTATCCATATCAGCACCGAACGCCTGCAGGAATGCCTCGGCGTAATCTTGCGCCGGCAGGTTGGGTGGCAGCAGGCCCGCTGGCGCCGGCCGGGGCGTCGGCAGCTCGTCTGATGGCCGCGTATTGGGTAAGCCCGGCCCGCCGGTCGAACCCGGCAATGGTGGGTCGGGCCGCTCCGGCGGGATCTGGCTATTCAGCCGTGATTGGCCCGGCACGTACTCAAAGCCGGGGTCGATGCCCTTGGGCACCTCCACCACGCGCGGCCCGTTGGGGCTGCGCTGGCCGATGATGCGTTGTTCCATGACGATGGGCGGCGCGGTGTCTGGCCCGGTCTTGCCCATACGTTCAAGGTCGCGCTGACTCAGGGCGCGCACGCTGCACTGGCAGCCCCAGGCGTTGATCGGGAAGTGGTACTGCCACCACGGGTCGCTCCAGTGCAGGATCATCCCGTTCCAGGCTTCGTGCTCCGGGCGCGGGTGTTCCACCGCATCGCTGTGGATGTACTGCCAGTAGGGGCGCTCCTCGCGCACGGCCATCAGCTGCTCGTAGCGGCCGGCCATGTAGCTGCTGCGCAGGTTGGTCTCGTAGATCACCCGGCTGCGCCAGTTGCGGCCGCCGTTGTAGCTCCAGCCATGACGCGCGACGATGGCGTCGAACTCGCGGCGGAACTCCTCAAGGCTGGTGCCGCCGGTGATGGCTTTCTCCACCGCCTGGCGAAAATCGGCCACCAGCTCGTCGCGGTTGGCACCGGCTACCACAAACGCGTAGTCGTGCTCGCGGGTGTAGATATCGGTCCAGGACTCGGTCGGCAGGTTGAGCTTACGGCGCAGGAACTCGTTCTGCTCGCGGAACGGCAGGCTGACAGCGCTAACGGCCACGGGCGGCCTCCTCGATGATATCCAGTCGGCCCTGCAGGGCCGCTGCAGCCAGCGCCTGCGCCATACCCTCGGCGTACTGCTCGATGCTCATGCCCGGCAGCAGGTTGGCCAGCCCATCGCGGATCTGCTCCAGGCTGTCTGCTCGCTCCACAAGCTGGCGGATCTGCTCGATCCAGGTCGCGGTCGCCGGCTGTAGGTGATCGTCCAGCCGGTCGGCTGCAGTGAGTGCGCCTTGTTGCGCGGTGGCCGCTGCGGTCTTTGTGGCCGGCTCTGCCTCTGGCGCGGGGGCTTTCTGCGGCGGCTGAAGCACGTCTTCGTTGCCCTCTGGCTCAGGGATGCCAAGGCGCTCCTGTGCCCACTGGCGTGGCACCTGAATGCCCAGCGCGGTCAGTTTGGGCAGTGCGTCAGCGTAGTACTTGAGGTCTTCCGGTTCCTGCAGGTCGAACTTGAATCGCGGGCAGCGCTCCCAGTTGATCACCAGGCCGTTGAGCAGCGCGATCGGGTAAATCAGGTCGCGGCTGAGCGTCTTGGCCACCTGCTTGGCGTCAGAGTCGCGCAGTTCCTTGCGCACCTCGTTGTGGACGTTGCCCAGGGCGTTGGTGCTGCTCGCGCCATCGGCCTGGCTGGTCAGGGTGCCGCCGAGGATGGCTTTGCTCTGCGTCTTCTCGCACCACTCGATCATCAGCTTGAATGCAGCCGGGTCGCCCTCGGCCGCGTTGAGAAACTCCAGCTCCATGCCGTTCGGGATGATGCCGGCGGCGTTGTGGCCCAGGGCTGCCAGCGCGCGCAGCAGGGTCAGCTTCTCCGCTTGGGTAGCGCCGCTGGGGTACTTGCCCACGCGCATAGGGATGCCGTAGATCTCCAGAAACTCGGCCAGGTCGCCCACGCTGTAGTTCTTGAACAGGTATGGCCACACCAGCACGCGGAACAGCGCAGAGCGCTCCAGGTACCCGCTTTTGGCGCGGTGCGCGTGGGTAATCCAGCCGAAGGGCTGCAGAGCCTCACCACCGGCCGAGCCGCGCAGGCGGATCTCCTGCCGCACGCCACGCGCCAGTTGGAACCAGCTCTGCGGGCGGTGATCGATGTGGCGCGGCAGCCAGATGCCGGCGGAGTGCTGCCACTCGATCTCCTGGCAGACGAAGCCTTTGCCGATCGCGTCGGTGGTGTCGAACAGAACCTCCTCAAAGTCATCCAGCCCCTGCAGCAGGCTGTACAGCTCGGCTGCGGCCTTCTTCTCGGCAGCGGTGGCGTTGTCTGGCGGCACAATGTCCCACTCAAGCCCGGTGATTGCGCGGCGGCGCTTGGACATCTCCGACATGATGTGGCCGTCTTTCTCTTCCATGTCCTCGAACAGCTCGAACTGCGCTACCACGTCGCCTTGCTCTGCGCCGTCGAGGATGCTGGCCAGCTTGGACGGCGTAAGCCCGCGGGACGGGTGGCCGCCCACTTCGTGGTGCAGGCTGGTCAGGTGTGCGGTCTGCGGCTCGCGCAGATCCTCGGTGCGCAGCGGCTGGCCGTCTGGGCCGAGGATGCGTGAAGTGGTCACCATGCTGATTGCTCCGGCAGGTCGATATCGGTGTCATCGGCGTCGAGGTTGTCGAAGCCGCGGGAGTGTTTGGGTACGGCGGTAAAGTCGATCTCAGTGCCGTCCATGAAGCTGGCGCGCACAGCCATCACCAGGCCGACCGCAAAGTCGCCGTGGCGCTTGCCTTTGCCGCTCTGGGATTCCAGATCCTTCTTGCGGCCCTTGTCGATCACCGGGACGCCGGCCTCGACCTTGATCGACAGCAGGTCATCGAGGACAGTCTGGTGGCGTGGAACCTCGATGTTCAGCGCCTCAAACTCGCCTTTCAGCTTGGGCAGCCACTCGTGGTACCAGGACTGCGACAGGTGCACCTGGTCAACAGCCTGGCTGCCGTACTTGAGCGCGGCCTGCTCGGCCAGGTAGCCGCCGTTGCCGGTGGCGTCGAATGCCAGGCCGCCGCGTCGAGGCAGCCGCTCACAGATGAAGAACATCACCTGGCGCTGCTGCTCGTAGGTCACGTTGCGCAGCTCGACGGTAAAGGGCACGCGCTTGCGCAGGTCCGGCCGGATGGCCATCGGCACGAACACGGTCAGGTCGCCCCGGCGGGCAAAGTCCTCGCCGAACACATGGCGGTCGCGCGGGTTGAGCCGCGCCAGTTCTGGCAGCAGGTTCTCAGTACACCACTGCTCGATCTCGGCCTCGCGCATGGCCGGGGTCCATTCCTCAAAGCCTGCAGGTGCCTCGTAGCGGTAAATGCGGATCGAGCGGTCCGCCACCATGCCTTGCTCGATGAGCACGCGCGACAGGTACGCGCCGCCGGACTTCTTGGGCACGCAGCCGTACTCTTCGTCGGCGCTCTCGGTATTGGGGGCGTTTTTGTACAGGCCATCGCGCCACTTTTTCTCGGCTTCTGCTGACCAGGTCTGGCCGGTGACAAAGCAGATCCGCTTGTACAGGCCCTCGGCGATCGCATCATCCAATGTGATGCGGTGGACGCTGTAGTCCTTGCGGCCCTCGCGGGCATCCTGGATGTAGCCGTTGAACGCGTTGTCCACGCCGTTGTGGGTGCTGATCAGGCGAACCTTGTTGCCCCACATGGTCAGAGCCAGCGCCGCCTTCAGCAGCTCTTCCAGCGACTCATGGAACGCCGCCTCATCGATCACTACGTCGCCCTGCAGGCCGCGCAGGTTGCTCGGCCGGCTGCTGAGCGCCTGGATCTTCCGTCCGGTCTTGGGGAACCGGATCATGTAGGTGAGGATTTCTTCCTTCTTGCCGTCATCCCAGAACGTCTGCTCGTAGACGTCGGCCTCGGCCAGCTCGTTGAAGGCGCGGGCGAACAGCGCGCAGGCGGCGATGTATTCCAGCGCCATCTCCTGCTTGCTGCCCACGTAGAAGGTGTTGCAGCCGCCGCGGCGTTTCGGCTTTGCCGCGTTGACCACGTTGCGGCCGGCCTCCGCCCAGGTGAGACCAGTGCGGCGCGACTTCTCCGCGATCATGATCTGGCTCTCGTCCTCAAACCAGCGCTGTTGGTACCCGAGGAACACCGGCTCGTTTGCGGCGACTGCTTCTGCAATGTCCTGCGGCACTTCAACGCCGTGCAGGGCCATTTCCTCTGCAAGGTCGATCTTGCGCGGGGCGCTGACGGCGGCAAGCGGCTTGGCGGGAGGCAGGACCATCAGGCTTTACCCAGCAGAATGTTGCGGATGCGGCTTTCCAGCTGCTCGCTCATGCCGTCGCTGCCGCGCATCTCTTCCAGGCGCTGCTCCTGCTCCTGGATTAATGCCTCGCGGGCTTCGCGCTCGATCGCCTTGCGCTCCTCGCGGCTGACCTTGCGGGCGGCGAGCACGTCTTTGGCGGCGCGCGCCAGTTTGCGCACGTCATCAACCGTGGTCTCTTCGTCGATCTGCGCGCCCAGGGCGGCATGGGTTGTCAGCGTGGTGATGGACTGCACCATCAGCGCGCCGGCCTTGTCGTCCGGGTTCTCGCCCAGCTCCTCGACCAGCAGGCTGGCCATGGCCTGCTGCTCGCGCAGGCGCTTGCTCATCTCATCGAAGCTGACCTTGTAGCGGCCAACGGCTGAGCGGCTGGGTTTGTCGGATTGGGGGAACTGCTCGTGCAGGTCCTCGATCAGCTCATCGAGCGTCATGCGGTTTTCACGCAGGCGGCGCTCAATGTGGGACCGGACGCCTGGGTCCAGCTTGTCGATGCTCGATTTTCGGCCCATGGTCAGGCTCCTGGACGCTTCACGCCATCAACGCGAGCACGGCCCGCTGCGACGTCGGAGCCGCGCTCAGTCAGCTTGGCCAGCAGCACCGCTCCGTCGCTCACGTCATCGAGCACAACCAGCTGCTGCTCCTCCAGCCAACGCAGTTCGGACTTGACCTGGTCCCGGCTGGGTTCGTGCCCCCATTCCTGCAGCACGGCATGCAACACCGAGCTGTTGGCCCGGTAGGTGGGCATTTCCGCCAGGATGCGCAGGATCACCAGGCGGCGGTCTTCGCTGAGAAAGTTGGCGTATTTGCTCATTGAGCCCTCGCATTCAGTAGGTAGTCATTGATTCGGTCGACAGATCTGGCCAAAGGGGCCAGTTCCCGAGCCACCCCCGCAAGCTCTGCCTTGATGGCCTTCATGTCCCCGGCCAGCTCGGACATTTGGTGGCTGTCTGGCATGTGCAGCAGCTGCTGCTCCAGCGTGAGGATTCGGGAGTCTTGGCTGCTGAGCCGTTGGGCCAACGCCTCGGCATCGGCCTTGGAACTGGATTTACGCGCGGCGGCAATCGAGAAGATGCCCACGGCGACGGTGAACACGAACTGGCCGGCACGGATGAGCAAGTCGATTTCCATTCAGCGTTTCTCCTGCAGGTAGTTCACCAGCTCGACCAGCCGGCCCCCGCAGAGGCCATACAGGTCGTACATTTGCTTCAGCGTCAGCAATGCCGCATCTGCGCTGTTGTCATTCATCGCCACCGGCGGTGGGCACGGCACCGCCAAGGCCGCTGGCAGCGGCTTCTGCTGCACGATCACGGGCGGCGGTGGTGTGGCGCATGCTGTCATCATCAAAGCGGCACTGAGCACGCTCAGCAGCAGTACGGTCGAGCGCATCGGTCAGCTCCTTTGTGGTGTTGGCGTCTGCCTGCTGGCGGGCGCTTATTGAGAGATTGAGCGCAGTGCTGGCGGCGTGTGCCTGCTCGGTTAACCCTTTGGTTGAACTGATCAAGTCCTGCAGCTGCTGGGTCTGTGCGCCTGAGCACGCCAGCTGCGCTTCCAGCTTGCCTTGCTGGTGGCCTGCATCCTCCACGTAGCCCAGCAGCCAACGCAGCCCAAGAGCAGCGGCGATTACCAGCGCGCCCGCAATCAGGTAGCGGCTCATTGCGCGCACCTCATCTCGGCTGGCGGCGTATTCGACAGCAACACGTGGCTGACACCAGAGGCGAAGCTAGCGCCCAGCACGAACGCAAGCATGGTGAGCAGTACGCCGATCAGCAGCCCTTTGAGGTACGGCCGCATTTGCTGCCACAGCCATGCCCTGAGCCACATCCAGCGGAAATCGTCGCCTTGTCTGAAAAGACCAATCAGCTCTGCAAACGTGAGGTTTACTTCTCTTTTCACAGCTGATACCTCTCAGCACACACACCCGGCCCCCAGCCTGCAGCCACATACAGCGGCTCCCAGCGAGTGAGGATGTTGCGGGGATAGTTGCGGTTCTCGCGGAAGTTGGCAGCCGAGCGGCCTGCGTTGTACCGCTCGACAGAATTGAACCAGGTCAGCGGGTCGG